TCACTGGTTCGAAACCAGTATGCCCCACCAGTAAAACATAGATAACTCGCGGCTTTGCGGCTTCGGATTATTTTTATTTATGTAAAGTTGTCCCTTATACCGTCCCTTACAACGCTTTTTCGTGGACAAAAATAGAATACTGTATATATGAGAAGGACAGGCCGTCATTTGGCTTGTCCTTCTTTTTTTACATTTTTAAGATTGTCTAGTATTCCCTGCATGACGTTAGCAGATTGCTTTTCAGTAGATTCTAAAGCATGTATATAAGTGTTTGCCGTAAATGATTTACTAGAATGTCCTAGTTTTTGAGATATTGCCGCAAGATCAATTTGACCTGATTTTAAAAGATAAGAACCCATCATATGCCGGAGTAAGTGAGGGCTTGCGTCCTTTAATCCATTATTCTCGCAGAAACGCCGGATAAACGTATTAAAACTATGGGGATGCCTTACAGATCCGTCAGGCTGAGCAAATACCCATTTGTCGGGAGCTGTTGGGTCAATAAATTCTACTACCTTACGGCGTTTATTCCTGCGCTTAGTGCCAGCAACAACTTCGTTTTTCCATTGCTGAAGCATGGTGCAAATATCTGGTGGTATTGATAATGTTCTGTGTGAATTAGTACTTTTAGTATCTTTTTCAATAATACCGCTGCCAGCAACATAAACAACAGCGCGGGCTATCGTAATGATTGATTTATCAAAATTAATATCTTTCCATTGTAAACCGAATATTTCTTCGCGGCGTAGACCGAGTGAAAAGGCTAGCATTACCCATAGCCTATGATTGAGTTTTTTGTCATTTGATAATACGGATAAGAATTGAGCCATTTCATCTTCATCTAGAATTTTCTTCTGGTGCTTTTCTTGTTTTGGTGGTTGTATTTTGGTCATGGGGTTTCTGATTACAAAGTCCCATCGAACAGCATAATTAAACAAGGTTTTTAGCAGAGTTATGTGTTTAGCTATGGTGCTATTTGACAAGGGTTTATTTCCATGTCCTGCATCTGGTGCTTTTAATTGGTCTATAAACTCCATGATCTGACGTACGGTAATTTTATCAATTTTTAGATGTCCCAAGCCTTGCTTAATACGAATAAATAAGTTTTCGTTATATTCGAGCGTGGTTGCTTCGTGATTTTGTTCGGCATGATGGTGTTTCCAGTAATCGTAAAACTCTGAGAGTGTCATCTTCTTCTTACCGGCTGCAATCACTTTACCCTGTAGACAATCGGCGGCAAACAGCGTGTATTCGTTTTCCACTTCAGCTATAGTATCACATTGAACAGTTTTTGTATAAACTCGTTGCGAGCCATCCGCATTATACCCATCACTAACTGTAAACAAATAGGAGTTTTCGCCGCGCTTTTTTATTTTGCTTGGCATTTGATTTCACCTCTATGAAGCTAGTTTTGTATTAAAAGGGGATTTTTTCCGCAGGGAAAGAATCTTGGTTTTGTTTTCTTTCTCGTTCTAAGTTCCAATCTTCAAATAAATTCCAGTTATTATACATTGATGGAGCACCACATTTAGGGCAAAATCGCGCATTTGCTGGTAGCTGAATATTACATGGGGCTGTGGTATAGTTCCTATTTCCAAAAGGATCAACCTCAAAACGTCCGCCACAAGAATTTATTAAAAAAGAACCACAGATTTTGCAAAATGGTTCACCGGGATTAAATTCTTCATTTTCACAGATAGGGCATTTTAAAATTCGAGCATTATCGTAAATCATAAACTCCACATCCTTTACAAAGTCGTAAACTGGACTTTTAATATTTCCCCATAATATATTTTGGTTGCCACATATCGAACAAAATTTTGCATGTTCAAATATAAAATAATTATTACATTCAGGACAATATTTTTGGTGTATAAAATCATAAAATTGATTTTGATAAAATTCAATTTCTTCTTTACATGTCTTATACATAAATTTTTGCACAGTTTTTACTTGTCGTTCACCAACATTCGCTGCCTGAAAAGATACATCGCATATTTGTTGAATATCGTAATAGCTACTAACTCCTGTTAATGCTAATAAAATAGGCGGGCGAAGAAGTTCTCCCGCAAAGGTATCGGCTTCTTTTTCTGCTGGGTGGTTTTTGTTTACTATCCCACCTCTACGAGCACAATCCATCCCGAATTCTTTTGGATGATCTAAACAAGCATGTCCAATTTCATGGGCGATAGTAAATCGCATACGGTCTTTGGGGATATGTGGACCGTCATCATATCGTATATGGAAAGTACCGGTTTCCGGATTTTGTGTAGTAATAGCTTCGCATTTTTTTTTACGCAAGATAGCAATTGCGTACGGAAAATCTTTTTCATGTTTTGAGTAGGGCTCTATAATAAAATCTAACTGCCCAATGATGAAAAACGGATCAATTGGAAGTGTATTCATGTCAATAAATGATATTAAGCATTGTGCTTCAAGGCGAGCACGATTGTGATCTGCACATCTCAATAATTCATCCTTCCTTCATAAAGTTTATTTTTTAGGACGCTGAGAAATAGTAAACTTCATATATTTTTCGACTTCTTTCAATTCTTCCTCTGTAAGTTCTTCAGCTGCGCGGAAAACCATTGCAAGTTGGCTATTCTGAAGGGCTTGTGGTTGTTTAGACGAGCCATTATCTATTTCAGCTCCACCTAAAATCTCATCTGCAGAAACGTTGAATATTTTAATAAGTTTGTTAAGATGCTCACTGTTAAGCCTTTTGCCTTCACGTCCTGTTTCTAAACTGTAATAGTACTGAGGAGATATGCCAAGCAATTCGGCAATTTTATTACCGGAACGAAGATTCTTGTCTGTTTGTGATTCACGTATTTTCCTTAAATTATTAGGCATTTTCATTATACTCTACCTCACTCCTATTATTTCTTATATTGTAACCTAATAGATTAATACAATCAATAACCATATAGGTTAAAATACTAGCATATTGTAAGCTATTTGGAGAAAAAACGAGATTGCGTTACGTAATTTCGTTTTTTTGCTATTTATCATGGTTGAATAGTGTAACCAAATAGAATACACTTTAAACATAAACAATAACCAAATAGGCTATTATACTTGGAAGGGGGTGGGTATATGCATGACTTTTCTGAAATAGTAAAAAAAGAGCTTAAACTGCAAGGTATAAGCATCCAAGACTTTGCGGGGAAACTTGGTTTTTCGCTTCAATATACATATAACTTGATTAACCGCAAAGGGAACAAACGCTGGAATGAGGATTCCATACAAAAAGCATGTGAGGTGCTTAGACTTGAAATTAAATTTGCAAGTAAAGGAGTCTGAATACGTGAATCAATTGATCAAAATTGATAATTCTGGCAAAACGACAGCCAAAGAGTTGTATGATTTTTTGGGTTTAAATTCTGCAGTATACGCCAGGTGGTGCAAAACGAATATTGTTGAAAACCAATTTGCTATTGAGGGAACTGATTATTTCCCATTCAACATGAATGTTGAATGCGGTGGACAAGCCTCAACTAATTATTATTTGACAATCGATTTCGCTAAGAAACTCTGCATGGTGTCCAAGTCCGAACGTGGCGAACAGGCCCGAAACTATTTCATTGAAGTGGAAAAGCGGTACAAACAAGTTGCCGAATCATTCACCACAAAACTAACCCCGCAACCTCGTTACCGAGCTAGAATGATTAGCACTGCTGTAAAAGACGTGGACGCTACTGCAAAACAACTTATGAAGCTATTTGCGGTAAAAGATGGTATTGCATATGCAGCGGCGGTAAATATGGTTGAAGAAACTTACCAGATCGACATGTCGCCGGTGAAAAAGCTACTTCCGGCAGCTGTTCATGAAACCGGGTTTATGAATCCAACGCAAATTGGGCAGCGATTTGGCGGCCTGAAAGCACAAACTGTAAATCAATTGCTAATGCAAAAAGGCTTGCAAGCAAAGATTGCAGGCGAGTGGCGGCTGACCGATGATGGCAAGCAATATGCGGAAGAAAAGCCCTATGAACGCAATGGTCATTCTGGCTATCAGATTCAATGGAATGAGTCAGTAATTATTGTTTTAACTGACCAAAGTACTATTCCAACAAACGGAATCTCGGGGTGATTTTATGCCACGTCTAACCAAAACAGCCTTCGCCGCAAAAGAAGACATATCGGTGCCAATACTAGATTCCTGGATATACCGCCACGGATTGCCGGTTATACAAATTGGTCGGCGCATATATATTGATCAATCTGATTTTGAAGCTTGGCTAAAAGAACATAAAAAAGTTGTCAATGAAAAGCCTCCGGTTAGATCGATGGAGGTTGTATTGCCCAAACAATGTCGTAAAAGTAGTATCGCATCAAAAATAAGGCGAATTTATTAAACCGGTTAATCCGGCTGCAGAAAGGAGGGACAGGCTTTTTTCCATCCATGTCCGGAAAGCGAGGTGAAAGAATGAGAGAGCATTTTATTCGTATTGAAGTTGAAGACGGAGAGGTAGAACAAATTATCCAAGAACTTTATGCAGCTCAAGAAAAAATATATCAATGTTACAACCGCTTGATAAGCCTTGGAGTTGTGACAGTAAAGCCGCCAGCGGCAACTGACGGCCCTGCTAATCAGTCTTCTTTTTCCAGCTCATTGACAAATGAATAAAGGACAGCGGCAGTGTTCTTAATCAGTTTGTTAATATCTTCGACAGTAGCCGGTGCGCTACTATTCGCAGAAGTTGGGCTGCTATAAAACTCAAAGTTCTTTATTAAATGGCGTAATTTTTGAGTATCAACCATAACGTCACCTCCCTTCACGGTGAACATTCGACAAAATCCATAAATTTCCTGTAAGGAGGTGATCCAAATGCAATGCGCAAACTGCGGCCGGGAGATTGATGAAGACCATTGCCAGCAACTCATTACCGAGGATATGCAAGATCAGCCGGTGTGCAGTGACCAGTTTACGTGCTATACAAAAATCGTAGCAAACCTTAAGAGCAAGCATATGCCGAAGGTAATTAAAAACGCCGCCCGATATGCGGCGAGGGGGTGAGAGATTGATTGAATGGTGGTGGCTAATCGTCGCGTTGCTGGCAGGTTACGCAGTGGCCCGGATTCAGCATGCTAACGAGCAAATTGAGTATTGGATTGGAGGGGATAGCGATAATGCTGACAAGTCAAGTAGATCGTAAGATGGTTGATATTTTGCGGGAGAAACTGAAAGACGAGAAAGACCCGGTCACCCAAAAAATAATTGAATGCAAAATCGCTAAGAAGGAAGGCAGAAAACGTGAATCACCTTAAACATCTCATAGTTGTCGGAGTAATTGCCTTGGCTGTAGCGAGCTGCGGGAACACAGAGCCACCTAAGGGTCACCTGGTCAGCGAAACGTATACCGTAATCAGTGGCGACACACTGGATAAAATTGCATACCGTTACATCGTAAAATCATCAGTATGTCGCGACATTCGCGAATTTCGTGAAGGCATCATTGAGCTCAATTGGGATCGTGTTTTTAATGGCAGGTATCCACACGGTGCGATTTATGCCGGTGACCGCCTGCAAATAAATTACTGGAAGGAAGACTGATCATGAAAAAACTGCAACCCGTAGCTCAGGCAGCAAAAGCTGTTGTTGGTGATCTGCTGGACAAAGGACTTACTGTCGGCGAAATCGTTATGACTCTCAGTATCGCCAAACAGGTGATTAAAAAGGACCAAATTAAAATGAAATGAGATGAAACTATGCCAAAAACAAAAATCGTTGGAATGCCATTAAAATGCTCCTCTTGTGTATGGAACGATGATTGTGGTGATCCAGACACAATTGCAACTTTATGCCCAAGCTTTTGCCAAGTTAACCACGAGCGTCTTTCACAAAAATAAAAAAAAGACCACATTAAAGTGGCCTATGAAAAGTAGTTACGAATATTTTAGCACACAGAAAATCAAATAACAATGGGGAGGTTCATACAGAATGAAGTCAACTGGCATTGTTCGCCGGCAGAGTTTCGATTGAATTGCGCCGAAACAGAATTGTTTTTTAAACCCTGTCAATACCATAAACTTCCCTATTATAGGGTATGCATATACCCGCAATATTATACATGGAGGTAAATCAAGATGAAACTATATGAATTAAGTACAGCTCATCAACAAGTATTTGACTTACTGCTGGATGAAGATTCCGACCTGGAAGTTTTAGAAGAAACCCTGCAATGCATTGAGGGTGACCTGGAGGTTAAAGTAAAAAACGGCATTGGCCTCATTCGTTCCCTGGAAGCTTACCATGATGCTATTGAGGTTGAAGAAAAGCGTTTGTCCCAAAAGAAAAAGACCACTAAAAACCGGATTGACTGGATTAAAAATTTGTACAAGCAGACCATGGAAATCATGAAAAAAGATAAAGTTCAGACGCCGATCGGCACCATGGCATTGCAAAACAATCCCGGTTCACTGGTAATAGATAATGAAAAATTAATTCCAGCCGAATTTACCATCGTGATTCCCGAACACTTTGAGCCGAACAAAGAAAAAATCAAGGCAGCACTGAAAGCCGGAATGGAAGTTCCGGGAGTTCGGATAATGCGGGGCAAATCTCTCAGGATCAGATAGGGAAAGGAGTATTTATGAATAACAAATTTAATCAATTACTGGTTGATACGCAAAGACCAGGAATAGACGCGCTGCTGGATTACTTGCAAAATGAAACTGATTTTTATACAGCGCCGGCCAGCACCAATTATCACGGAGCGAACGAGGCCGGCTTACTGGAACACAGCCTAGCAGTCTATGATCACCTTCAAAAGTTAGTGCCGCTATACTTTGATGAATGGGACGAAAGCACATTATGCATAGTTTCCTTGCTGCACGATGTCTGCAAAATGAATTTTTATAAAACAGCCACGCGAAATGTGAAAAATACACAAACGGGTATATGGGAACAAGTTCCTTATATTACCATTGATGACCAGCTGCCGTTAGGGCATGGTGAAAAATCAGTGATTATCCTGCAGCGATTTATTCCATTATCCATAGAAGAAATTATGTCTATCCGATGGCATATGGCAGGCTTTGACGATGCCGCACGGCAATACGGTGGTGGACAAGCATTAAGTTTGGCTATGAGAAAATATCCGCTTATTACGGTGCTACATATGGCAGACTTAGCCGCTGGGCTGATTGAGGGGATGTAGAGCAACATATGAACATTTATGAAAAACTACAAACCGTGCGTGTCGCTCTGCTGGAGAAAAGCCTGAAAAAAAGCGGCAAAAACACCTATTCCAATTATAACTATTACGAACTTGCCGATTTTCTTCCGGAAATTATGCAACTGATGGCAACCAACAAAATGACGTCGACCATTACGTTTACCAAAGAACAGGCGGCATTGACACTGATTGACATTGAAAAGCCGGAGTCTCAAATAGTATTTACTTCGCCTATGGCTAGTGCCAATTTAAAAGCTGCCCATGAAATTCAAAACCTGGGTGCCGTGGAAACGTATCAGCGTAGATATCTATATATGACAGCGTTTGAAATTGTCGAAGCCGATATTTTGGATGTCACCCAGGGAAAAGCAGTGCCGGCCGCTCAGCCGCAACCAGGGAAAAATACCGATCCAAACTGGTGCAGTCCAAGTAATAGCAATATGTTTGTCTTTGACACTAAAAACAGCCCCAAAGCAGAAATTGAACGTTTGTGGCAATTTGCCAATTGGAACAGTCAGGATTTGCCGGGATATATACAGAACTGGGCAGCTCGCAACCAAATTCCGGAAATGAATGATACCACCTATGCCGCATTACTTAAAGAACTAACCAGCTATTTGCAACAAATAGGAATGCAATTCGAAACTATTCCATTTTAGGAGGATACGCCATGATAAAAATGTTTGTAATGGGACGGTTAACCGCCGATCCGCAAGTCAACCAGCCAAAAAGCGGAGGGAACCCGTATACGTCTTTTAGTATCGCCGTAAACACCGGTAAGAATCAGGATGGCTCCGATAAAGCGACATTTGTTAATGTTCGGGCCTTCAATAAACAGGGGGAAACCATTTCCCAGTCCTTTAAAAAAGGCCATCGAATCGTTGCCGAGTTAAACAATATTGAAGTCAGCGCCTGGATACAACAAAACTCCGGGCAAGCGCAGGCCAGTTTAAATGCCGTGTTAAGCAGTTTTGATTTTGTTGAATATAAAGAGCAAAACCAGCAGCAGGGATATGGACAACAGCCACAGCAAAACTACGGCCAGCCGCCTCAACAGCAGGGATATGGACAGTCACCGCAGCAAAATGGATTTGCGCAGCCTGGCAATCAGCCACCGCAGCAGTGGGGCGGACAACCTCAAAATCAACCGCAGCAAAACTATGGACAGCAGCCGCCACAGCAAAACCAGCAGCAGAATTACGGACAGCAGCCGTCCCAAAATTACGGACAGTCACCCTGGGGCTAATATGGGGAGAGAATGATCTCTCCCTTAAAATTTACGGTGAAACATGATAACACTACGGAATTATCAACAACAAATTATTGATGACGTTGCTTACGAATTTTCTGCAAAAAATCTAGTGTGTGCAGTTGCCCCCTGTGGTGCCGGTAAAACCATTATCGTCAGTTGGATGTCAGCTGCTACGGCACTAAAAAATCGGCGAACCTTATTTTTAGTGCATCGTCAGGAATTAATTAAGCAGTCGACGGAAACCTTTACCGACATGAATATTCGCCACGGGGTTATCTCCACCAAGTACCCTAAAGATTACGAACAGCTTGTCCAAATCGGTAGCGTACAGACGGTAGCCAGAAGATTAGCCGAGATCTCACCGCCTGATTTCATTGTTATCGACGAATGTCATCATGCCACGGCCAGCACCTGGGGGAAAATCATAGCCTATTTCCCACAGGCAAAAGTTTTAGGTGTAACAGCAACGCCTGAACGGTTGGGCGGCCATGGTTTGGGAGACGTATTTCAATCCCTGGTTATTGGGCCTACGGCCAGAGAACTCATTACATTGGGAAATTTGGCACCGTATCGCTATTACGCACCACCGGCTAAATTCAACGCCGATGAAATCCGCGTGAAATTTGGCGAATACGTCAAATCGGACATGGAAATACAGATGGATCAAAATTCGGTCATTGGCGATATTATCGACAACTATTGTAAGCTGGCCAGAGGAATGCGCGCTGTTTGTTACTGTGTAAGCCTGGCGCACAGCAAACATATTGCTGAAAGTTTTTGCGCTGTCGGTATTCCGGCTATGCACATTGATGGCGATACGCCGGATATCATCCGGGAGCAGGCCATTCAAGACTTTCGCGACAACAAAATCAAAATTCTTTGCAACGTGGATCTCATATCCGAGGGCTTTGACGTACCGGCCATGGAAGCGGTCATTTTAGCTCGGCCGACGCAATCGCTGACTTTATACATCCAGCAAGCCATGCGGCCCATGCGGCCAGATAAAAACAATCCTGGCAAGGTAGCCGTCATTATCGATCATGTGGGCAATGTATTTCGTCATGGAATGCCTGATGAAGATCGGGAATGGACCTTGGAACCCAAAAAGAAAAAACCTAAACAAGACCGGATTTTGACCGTGAAGACATGCCCGAAATGCTTTTCCGCTCATTATGCAGCGCGGCAGTGTACGGTTTGTGGTTATGTTTATCCGACTGCAGCCCGGGACGATATGCCGAAAGAAGAGGCGGGGAAGCTCCTTAAAATTGAAGACGTGGAACGGAAAGCCAAACGCCAGGAAATTGGCCGGGCGCGAACCGTACAAGAATTAGAACAAATTGCCATTCGGCGCGGGTATAGCTTGCGCTGGGTAATCAAGCAGTGCGAAATCAAACACATACCACTTAGGAAGGGGTAAAGTTATGAAAATAATTAACAAGCCCGTATACAAATGTGAGTATTGCGATAAAGAGTTTCTGAGCAATAGGGGGGGGGCAGATACACGAAAAACACTATTGCAAAAAAAGGCCGACAAAGAAAAGATCTGATGAACGGTTAGGGATACCGTTATTTCCATATAAAGACAAGACGTAATGTTAATTCTGCTTAAGGGGAGGTTCGAAACATGCAAACCGCAGTGAAAAAAATTCAGGCTGAAATAGACAAAAACCCTAACAATGCCTATATCCAGGTAGTTGGACAATTCTTGCTGCAGCACCTGGAACTGCATCCTAATGATGCCAGAAAAATCAACGTCGACGGTAAAACAATAGCCAAAAGCTTAGACGCTATGCAAAAAGAAGCCTCAAAAAAGAAAGTGGGCAACTGCGCGGTACTGACCGATCAGGAAGGCTTTGCCGTCGTTTTAAAATATTTTGATATAAAAACGCCAGCTGTAGTAACTCCAATAGCGCGACCGACTGCTGCTTCCAAAGCGGTGCCGGCCGCACGGCCTGATACCGCCTTTAATGTCAGCCTGGAAGATTTTCTATAGGAGGCGATTGCTGTGCAGCAAAACGATTATCCCGAACTGCAGCATTTTTCTTCAGAATTGAGTACGGAAATTAAGCAATATGCCATTGATACGGCCTTTCGATTAAGCCGGTACATCTTTACCCGCCGGCGGGGCCGGCAGCAGTTCGGTTACTGCACCCATTGCCGCCAGGAATTCCCGACAACCGGCCTGCGGCACAATGGCAGTGCAATATGCCCTAAATGCCAATCGCAATGCTTTGTCAAGGCAAGCGGCATCGGGAGAAAAAGGCTTATTGATGAAGCGTACTTTGTCTACTATGAAAAATCCCGGCTTAATCCCGATGTTGTAGTGGCCCGCGGCATTTATGCCGTCCGGGATTATTCAGGCGATTACCGTACTGTTGAAACCCAATATATGATCCGTGCCTGGTATGTTTTTGAGCCGGGTCGCAGCGTCATGTTGCACCAGTACGGATTTTACAGTCAGGCAAAAAATATGTATCAATGCGCAATTGAGCGGAGAAAATCGGTGTTTTCATTAGGAATTCAGTATTCGGCTAACCATCGGGACGCATTTATCGGCCACTGCCGTGACAGTATTGCCAAGGCCGTACAGGGAACATCTTTCCGGTACAGCACATGGGAATCGTATGAGTGCGAGGCGGACGATATGGTCAAGTTTTTCAGCCTGTATGCCAAATACCCCTGCATTGAGTATTTGACCAAGCTGGGCTTTGAAGATTTGGTAATTGCCAAGCTCGAAGGCTATAACACTTTTGGCGCAATTAACTGGCGAGAAAAATCCATCTTTAAGGTTTTGCGGCTTACCAAAAAAGACCTAAAGGAAATTCGCAAAGAAAACATTGAACTTTCGCCGATTATTTTACGATTAATCCAAATTGCCAATAAGGATCGCTCCAAACTTACTTTGGCGGAAATTGTTGAGTTTGCGAAAAAATATACCTGTTATTTCCATGACCTGATTAAAATTCTTAAATACACCAGCTTAAAGAAAGCCGATGCCTATATTGTCAAGCAATTTAGTCGGAAAAACGCCGATGCCAACGGCCGCAAACATTGGTATCAGGAGCAAAGCATAATACTCACTTGGCGCGATTATATAGCCGATTGTCGGCGCTTGGAAATGGATTTGACCTGCGAGCAGGTACTATTCCCCGGCAGCTTATATCAGGCCCATCAAAACACCCTGGCCCAGGTCAAAATACAGGGAGACTTACTGCTGGACAAAAAAATTGCCAAGCGAGTTCCCGGCCTGGCAGCCAGGTACAGCTTTGAATTTGCCGGCCTTTTCCTACGACCAGCCGCCAGCACAAAGGAATTAATCGCCGAAGGCGCAGCCTTGCACCATTGCGTGGGCACTTACGGCGCAAGATACGCCAATGGCCAAGCTGGTATCTTTGTTGTTCGCAAGGCTTCCAATCCAGATAAGCCATTTTATACCATGGAAATCAGAGAGGATAAAATTATTCAATGCCGCGGCAACAACAATTGTTCGGCCAATGATGCCGTATCCTGGTTTATTGAGGAATTTGAGAAAGAAAAATTGAAGAAAAAAGCCGCTGCGTCGGCATAAAGGAGGCGTACCACATGGGGAAAATCACACGTACTCCCGGCATGATTGCTATTGAAATCAACAGCATTAAACAACAAACCCGCAACCTGGTGTTATATAACAGCATTGAAATCGGCCGGCGGCTGGCCGAGGCTAAGCTGCTGGTTCATCACGGCGAATGGGGAGACTGGCTAAAAAAGTCAGTGGATTATTCGCAAAGCACGGCAAACAATTTGATGCGGATTTTTGAGGAATACGGTGCCAGCCAAATTACCTTGTTAGGAGATAATGCAAAATCCCAAGCGCTTGGGAATTTAAGCTATACCCAGGCGGTTGCGCTGCTGGGCGTATCAGAAGAGGAACGCGAGAAATTCATCCAAGACCACCCAGTGGACAAAATGTCCACTCGGGAGCTGCAGGAGGCCATTAAAGCCAGAAAGGAAGCGGAGAAACGGGCTAGTGATTTAAAAAGCGATCTTCAGGCAGAGCAACTGAAAAACAAGCAACTGTCCATTGATCTAAAAAGTGAACGTCAGCGTCTAACCAGCGAAGTCGCCCGTCTTACCGCTTTGCTTGAAGCGGCAAAAAACAACGATTCTTCCCCTGATCAGGTTGAGCAGCTGCAAGCAGAGCTTAAAACAGCTCAGGAGCAGGTGAAGGAATTGACGGAAAGAATCAGCCAGCCGGTAACATTAGAGCCTGTAGTAGTTGAAAAAGTGCCAAAGGAATTGGAGCAGGAGCTGGCCGAACTGCGTGCCAAAAACCAGGAGCTTGAAGCCAAAACCGGTGGCCAGGCCAACCCAGCCGTTATAAAATACAGCGTATGCTTTGAGGCCTTGATTGGCGGCTTTCAGAAACTGCTCGGCGCTCTGGCCGAGATTAAAGAAACCGATGAAACCGCGCATGAAAAATATAAAAAGGCTGTCCTAGGGCTAATCAACAAAATGGCCGAGACGTTGTAAGGGGGAGTTGCTGTAGTGACTGAGACTGAGCATGATATACAAAATCAAATTCGTATCGAAATATCCAGGCGGCGCCTGGGCGTGTCATTCCGGACAAATGTTGGACGGGCCTGGACCGGAAATAACATCCGGAAAAACATCGACGGCAGTATCACCATTATGGACCCGAGGCCGTTCCAGACCGGTCTGCCGGAAGGATATTCCGATCTGACCGCCGTAGTGCCAGTGGTCATAACAGCGGAAATGGTGGGCAGCCTGATCGGCGTTGCCGGGTTCATCGAAGTGAAAAACGCAAAACGAAAGGCCACACCCGCACAACTGCATTTTATTGAACAAATGCGATCCCTGGGCGCACGGGCCGGAGTGGCTCGGAGCCCGGAGGACGCGGTACGAATATTGCGGGATGAATAACCATGATATGGCATAAACAAGGAGGAGAGAAAATATGTTATCAATTTTACGGCTGACATTGAGAAATAAGCAGCAATATGACTTTAGGACAGATAGCCGGGTGGCGGAGGCGATTGCCATGCACCACCAAGACGGCGGAGTGTTTTATAGCATTGAGGGTCGCGAAGGTTTGAGTGTTGATTTTAAAAGCGTCATTGCTGTGCAGATAATGCCGTTCCAAGCAGCAAGTAAAATTCCGGTTGCCGGCCCGCCGTCGGCTGTAGATGAACCCCTCCCTGGCAGGCGGGAACCTGCAGGGGATAAGCCGGAGCCGTTAACATACAATCCGACGCTTCCGCCGGAACCAGACCAGGAAGCGCCAAAGGAACTGTACAAAATTGAGTGCAAATGCGGAGCCGAGTATTTCTGCCGGCTGTTTAGCAACACCACAAAATGCCGCTGCAGAGAGTGCAATGATACCGTTTTTGTGGACAAATTTACTCCCAAGCGGATCGGGGACAATAATCAGCCGGCCACGCTGGTTACCAACCGATATAGAGTGCATTTTATTGAAGGCGATAACTAGGGGGTGAAACCCATGCTTAACCGCATGCAGCAAGCCGGCTTTGAGCGGGCCAAAAAGTGGTGGTCGGACGGTAACGGGCAAATCTTTAAAATCGCCGGTTATGCCGGTACCGGCAAGACTTATTTGTCCGGTGTTATTGCGGACGCCCTGGCCGGCGAAAAAATTGCCTTTTGCGCTTTCACCGGTAAGGCGGCCTTGGTCATGCGGCAGCGCGGCATGCCGGCCACAACGATTCACGCATTGATCTACAACATGGAAATGCGTCTGGTGCCGCATAAAAACGGCTACAAGCGCAAATTGGTGCCTGTACTGAAAGAACGCCTAGACCCCAAACCATCCCTGATCCTAGTGGACGAATCAAGCATGATTAGCGAAAAAATACTGGACGATCTGTTGTCGTTCGATATTCCGGTAATTGCCGTTGGCGATCCATTCCAGCTGCCACCGGTCGGCAGCAAGGATTCTGATTTACTTATTAATCCAGACGTTACCCTGGAAGAAATCATGCGACAGGATGAAGGCAGCGCCATCGTCTATTTGGCTGAAAAAATACGGAAAGGGATCCCGCTCAATGATGATGAAAGCGCACCCGACTGTATTTGGCAAATGTCGAAACGCACGGTTGATGAGGATACGGAAAACATTTTTAAATGGGCCGATCAGATCATTGCCGGCCGCAACGCCACTGTTGCCAAAATCAATCAAATGGCGCGGGAATATCTTGGCTTTACGGAAAAACTGCCCATGGTCGGCGACAAGATTATCTGTAAGCGCAACGATTGGGGTACTGTCTTGTTAGGCGAGAAAATCACGACAGCTCTTGTCAATGGATTGGTCGGATACTGTACGGCCATTCATCAAACCGAGACATTAGATAAGGTACCATGGAAAGACGAACCGGTCCATGCCACGGAATACACTTTAAATTTACGGCCGATATTCGAAGAAAAAGCAGAATTCAAAGAAATTCTGTTTGATCCGGACTCCTTCTACGAAAATAAGGAAACCCGGCAATACATGAAAAAAATGATCTTTCAGTTTGCCTATTGCATTACCTGTCATGCTGCCCAGGGCAGTGAGTGGGACAACATTATTTTATATGACGACAGCTGGCCGGATTCTCACGATCCGTTGTTTCAGGCCCGCTGGCGCTATACAGGAGTAACAAGAGCGTCAAAACGTTTAGTATGGCTTCGATAAGGGCGGATGAATCATGGATGCAACTCAATTTTTAAATAAAATATTTCAATACACGGAAATCGGATACACACAAATATTTGCCTTACCATCTACCCAGGCCCGTGCAATCCAAGTCGCCGATCTGTCGCCAGTACCGGCAACTATTAAACAATTCCAGGGACAAAATATCTATTTTTCGCCTGGATTATGCGGACAAGCTAAAGATAGCAAGCTGTCCGAAGCAGATATTATCGGCATTCCGGCGCTATGGGTGGATATGGATATTTATCACCCGGTTGCCCATGCGGAGAAAAATTTACCCCACACAGTCCAAGAAGCCTACACATTAATACCGGAATTTCTGCCCCCGACTATCATTGTTCATTCCGGCTACGGACTGCAGTTTTGGTGGCTGCTCAAGGAATGCTGGTATTTTGATACTCCGGAAGAAAAGCTGCAGGCCAAAAGTTTATTAACGCGGTTGCAGGGATATATTCGTCAGCAAGCGCAGGCAAAAGGGTGGAAATTAGACGCAGTACAGGATTTGTGCCGGGTGATGCGTCTAACCGGTACCCTGAATGTCAAAATACCGGCCACGCCGATTTTAGCCCAGATCATTGAACAATCCGACGTATATTATGATCCATCCGAAATTGATGAATTACTGCCGGCCATAGAGCAGACAGCAGCTGCAGCAGCGCAAACCCGGGAGAGTGGTTTTGAACGGCGCCCAACTGACGGACCAGCTGATTATATGCTGGCCAATTGCAAATTTCTGCAGCATTGGCAGCTGAATTATAAGACACTGCCGGAACCGGTCTGGATGGCTGCCTGTACGAATCTTATCCGGGGCATAAATGGCGGGGACATGGTTGTAGAAGCCGCCAAAAGCTGGCTGGGGAATAAATACAGCGAATCGGCGACCTTTAAAAAAATCCAGCACTGGATTACCGAATGCCATCCGACAACCTGCGAATTTATTCAAAATGAACTGCAATTCACCGGTTGTGATCAATGCGGTGTGCAGTCGCCTTGCGCTTGGTCCTTAGGCAAAGTTCCCCAGGCGCTGGCCAAAGTGCGGACTATTGCCATTCCTGCCCCGGAAAGCGTTTTTCAGCCGGAAACGCTGGGATCGCTGGCGATTATTGAAAAGAATAATCCAACCGAATACGCTAAATTTAAAGAAAAATGCCGCGGCAGAATCAATTTAAACGACCTCAATAAATGCCTGAAACAGTACCGTAAGGACGCGTCTGGCTTGGAAGTACTGGAAGGCGGGGCAGGAGCCCTGCAGGCAGGTCAGAAACTTGGCGACGTCACAACCAGCCAGTTTGTTCCAGATACGCCGCTGGACTTAGCGATACCGGCAGGCTTTACCTTTGGACCAGGCGGCATTGAAGAAATTAAAAAAGGCGCCGAGCATGATATGCGGTATCTTGCCGCCGGCGCACCTGTCATTATATCGGAACGTATTTACAATATGGACACAAAGACCGAAAAAGTGCAGCTAACCTTTAAATACTTTAACCAGTGGGCCAGCGTGATCCGCAAGCGGTCGGAAATTTTTTCCGCCCGTAACATCGTGAGCTTGACGGATTTTGGCCTGAATGCATCCTCAGAGTCGGCCAAGTATCTTGTAAAGTATCTGCAAAAACTCGAAGCCGCTAATCCGGAAGCCATTCCCTTGACCTATGCTGTTTCTAAAATCGGCTGGCGCGAAAATTCTTTAACTGATTTTATCATTCCCAACACCAGTAAATATCGGATTGATCTGGAAGACGAAGGCGAGATAACCGAGGCATTCAGTATTCGGGGCGAATTTGCCGAGTGGACTAAAATCGCCGTTGAAGTTCGCAAGCAGTCATTTGCCAGATTCATTCTTGCCGCGTCATTTGCTGCGCCACTCCTGAAAATATTTAAGAATCGTAACTTCATGATTTATTTTTGGGGAACGTCCGGCGGTGGAAAAACGGCCAGTCAAGTTTTCGCCCTAACCGTTTGGGGATCACCGAATAAGCTAATGAAATCGTTCTATGGTACGCAAAACGGCATTGAAAAAGCCCTAGCGTTCAGCAATGACTTTCCTATGGTCATCAATGAAAAACAGGTCATGAACGGCAGAGACAAGCAGGATCTATTCGAGCAGATTGTGTACATGCTGGAAGGTGGCCGGGGGAAGCTGCGAGCGAGTAAAACCGGTCTGCAGAAAACTTCGACCTGGCGCAGTATTGGTATGGCATCCGGAGAGGAACCACTGTCAAAAGAAAACTCCATTCAGGGGGTTAAAACCCGTCTGTTAGAACTCAATGTATTTCCGGTCATTTCTGATGAACAGTTCGCAAAATCTCTCTATGCAGCAGCGGAAGACCATCATGGCCACGCCGGCCCGACTTTTATGGAACAGCTAATCAAAGAAGCTGAAAACAATTATGAAGAAATCAATAAAGCTAGGCAGGCCCTGGTTGCTGTGCTGAAAAAGCAATTTCCTGAACACTTCAGCGTTCATATCGACAATGTGGCCCTGGTTGCCATTGCGGATTATTTGTCGAGCATGTGGATTTTTGGTATTGAGCCAAAGCAAGCCGAACAGGAAGCCTATCAGTTGGCGTATACGATTATGCAGGAATTGCCGACGGAACGGCAGATATCCGATGTAGAGCGTGGCTGGGATTTTGTGCAGAACTGGCTGGCAGCCAATGACGGACGGTTTGACGGTCAGTATCAAGACGTGAAGGTTACGCCGTCATATGGGTTTAAAAATGATGACAGTATATGTATTTACCCAGAGTATTTAATGGACGCTTTAAAAAATGCCGGATTTAGTCCGGACAAGCTAATTCGGGAATTTGCAAATAAGGGAAGGATTGCTACGGAAATGGATGGAGAAAAGCGGCGATTTAAAGTTCAGATTAAGTATAAGGGAAGAAAAATACGGGTAATAAAAATTATTAACAATGTGCAAGAAAATTTGCTTTGAGTGGGTACGCGGGTACTTGAGTGGGTACTTAGTGGGTACTGTAAAAATCCTTATAGTATAAGTGGTTATATAATATAGTACCCACTGTACCCACTCAATCCAATATATAGTCTTATATAGCGATACACCACATTAATATTATGGTAACTAATAAAACATTATTTACATAATATTAAGGTGGTAAGGTATCTCATAAAAAAGTATAACACCATTTCGAAAATAGTGGGTACTGTGGGTATTGTGTCTGAAACCTTTTAATTTGTAAGGGTTTTGAGATATGAAAAAGTACCCACTTGGTAGTGGGTACTTTAAAACAGGGAGGCTGCGAGACTAAATCATGGGATATTTTGATCAAATAATACCGCCGCCCAATCATCAAAATCTATTATCTGCTGTGGACAAGTTCACGCTTATTAATCAGATGATTGAACGGGTAGAAAAACGGGCGTTAGATATCGTCAATGAAAAATATCCCTATATGAGGGATATGACGGGTACGGTCATTATTGACCCCTATGCAGACTACTCACCGGAAGATCATGTTTTTTGGCTCAAGTTATTGCAAATGGCCGAAAGTAGAAGTCGCGAATTATACGCTAGACTGTTCTATTTGCGAGGAGTCGGAACCAAGTTGATACCTAACAAGCAATGGGGATTTGTTTTCCAGCCTGTTATCGGCCCCAACGGATGGAACAATATTGAGCAGTATAACCAGGAAAAAACTTGTTTGAACGATTATGGCAATCAGGTTATTGAGTTGTTGAAATTTATTGCTATGAGGAGGTAAAAGATTTGCATAAACGAGATCCAATAATGAAGCAAGTGCAAAAGTATCTCTACTCCATTAAGAGGTCAGAGATTAAAATATTAAATTTAGAACGTGCTATACAAGATTTGGATACACGCAGGGAGTCGCCGCCAGTATGGATGCATGATCCGGATACTATTTCAGTAACAGGCGGTCAGGAAGGCTCAAAGCAGGAATCTTGGGTAGAATTTTTAGAAGCATATCCGGGGCGACGATCCTATCTGACTGATTGTTTGGAACAGGAGCAAAAGCGAGTAGAACAGTTTTACCAGACCTTAGATCAATTGTCAGCAGAAGGAAACTGGGGACCACTGGCGGCCAATATTATTCGGCATAAATATATTCAACGGATAACACCGGATACTGCGATTTATACGATGTTTTTGTTTTGTACTAAGGAGAGCTTTTACCGAACACACAAGAAGGCGTTAAAATTCTTCTATGATGTTTTGCCTGATGTTTTTCAAAATGACACTTTCGTGACACTAAATTTATCAAAAAACGTGGTATAGTAAGAAATAGAAATAGTCGCTCTGATGTGGAGCGGCTATTGTTGTATCCTTGCAGGAAATTGCTTCCTTTTTATAGAAAAGTATAAACAAGAGGAGGCTTGTCATGAACAGAAAGCGCTTTGTTATAATAGCTACTTTATTATTTTTTATTATAGGAGTGTCGTTAACAGTGTTCGCGGAGGAACCGACTGACAACAAAATTCCGGAACGTCCTGATCCCAAGGATGTGATACATTTAAAGTTGATAAGTCATTCCGTTTACTTTCCTCAGGAGATCAAGCAAAAGTATTCAGGACAGGATTTTTTAATTGTGCTACGTTTTCAAGTATCGGCGTATGGGTATGTAAAAGATGTTAACGTTTATGTGAGTTCAGGATATAGCGATCTTGATGATACTTTAGTTGAATCAGCTAAAAATTTCATTTTTACTCCAACTTATATAAAAAATAAGCCAGTTGACTCTGTTTGTCGAGTTCCGATAAAAGGTACAGTACCAGCGCCCGATATTGATAAAGGGCAATAATTCTAGTTGCAGGAGATTAATTCCTTTTGCCGAAGAGTGTATAAAAATGGTAAAAAGGAGATGGTAATTATGAAATTTTTCCTTCCTGCCGCAGAAAACAATGATCAAACTCAAAGCGTATATAATCAAATAAAACAATTTGCCCAAGAAACAACAAGTTGGCCGATTCGCGAAACAAGAATATTTAGCATACAATTTCGAAATGACGGCAAGGAATACTATGCTGAAGTTGGTAAAGTAGAGAATTTAACAGGTGATTTAGTTATTGCTATTTTTGAATCAGAACTCACTTATTTAATTTGCACTAAATATAGAGGGGTACTTAAAGATATGCCTATTATAGTTGGCAAGAAAGATACTATCACCCATACATTATTCGAAAAAGAATAAAAAACATATGAGCCTTCGGGCTCTTTTTTTCATGTCTAAAAGGAGGCGATTGTTATGGATAAAAAGCCTAAACCGAAGCCCGTACCAACCCATACAGCGTTAGTGCATCCGCCAACAACGTCACCGCCTAAAAAAGGTTTGACAGGGTTTATTTTAAAGTAAATCAAATTCCCAAGCGCTTGGGAATATCAAGTTATCATTAGAAGGATGGAATGAGATGGCACAGCCTTTATTGTTCGATGAACCTGACGACTTAGAACCAATAACACTCTTGCCGCCGCTTGGTATGTCACGGACAGAACAAGTAATTGAAAGATTTAGATTGGACCTTATTAAATCGTTAGGTGTACCTGCGGCTGTATTAGGATGTAACCAGTTGAGAACAGCTGATAATGAACGGGTCCTTCCAGGGAAGTAACCGGCTTGCGGGTCTTGCGAGCCCCGAAAACTTGCTAGCTGCAATTTCTTTTTTATGTTTACTTACAAGGAGGCGGCAATATGACAGAGCAAATTATTAAAATAAATAAAAGTACAAAAACCACCGCGGACGGGCTTGCCGCCTGTTTCGGACTCAGCCGTCCGCGCATTGTGCAACTCGCTAACGAAGGCGTGCTTATTCGTGATGAAAACAGTAAATATCTTATTGCTGATAATATTCAGCGCTACATCAATTCAAAGGCTGGCGGCAATGGGGAATTATCGTTTGATGCCGAGCGAACAAAGCATGAGAAATTCAAAAGTCGTTTGACAGAATTGCGCCTGGAAAAAATGGAAAACCGCATGCATGATGCCAAAGATGTTGAGCGTGTCATGACTGAAATGATGACTAATCTGCGCACGCAATTACTGGGGTTGCCGTCACAGCTTGCTGGGCAGATGGCTAATCAGCCGCAAGAAGTCGTTTATCAAATTATAACCAAAGCAATAGAAGAAAAACTATCCGAACTGGCTGACTATACTCCTGAACTATTTTGTGGTGATGACGATGAAGAAGAAGACAGTTGAACTTTTTCAGCGGATTTGCAGGCTCGCCTTTACGCCGATTCCCAAAACATCAGTCAGCGAATGGGCGGATCAGTACCGTATCCTATCCTCGGAATCGTCGGCTGAACCTGGCCAGTGGCGGACAGACCGGGCGCCGTATCAGCGCGAGATCATGGACGCCTTTACCCAGCCGGGAATCCATAAGGTTGTCGCCAAGACGGCCAGCCAAGTTGGCAAGTCGGATATCATGAACAATGTTATGGGGCGATTTGCTCACCTTGACCCCGGCCCAATCATGATGGTACAGCCTACTATTACCGACTCGGAGGACTTCTCTAAAAGCCGAATTGCACCAATGATCAGGGACACAAAAATTTTGACCAATCTGTTTTCAGACGTAAAATCAAGGGATACCAGCAATACTATCCTGAGCAAGTTGTTCCCTGGCGGCCGGCTGATCATGTGCGGTGCTAACAGTCCGAATGGGTTGGCCGGTCGGCCGATTCGCATTCTCCTGGCTGACGAAATCAACCGTTTCCCGGACAGCGCTGGCACAGAAGGGGACCCGCTGGATATTGTTTTTAAACGGTTGACTACGTTCTGGAACTGGGTGGCGGGGTTGTTTTCAACTCCAACTATCAAAGGCTCATCCCGCATTGATACCGAATATATGGCCGGTACGCAAGAGGAATGGCAGCACGAATGCCCCAACTGCCAGGAAAACCACCTGATCACTCACCGCGACATGGTTTATGATTATACTGAAACTAAAAACGATGACGGCACCAAATTTATCGTTGTTCACTGGGTAAAATGGCGGTGTCCGGATTGCGGCTATGAGTTCGACGAACAAACCATGAGAGCGACGCCGCAAAAATATGTTGCCCATAATCCGAACGCATTGAAAAACGGCGTTCGGAGTTTCTTTGTTAACTGTTTTGCTTCCCCTTGGCTGAAATGGACGGATATGATCCGTGAATATCTGGAGGCCAAGGGAGATCCGGAACGCGAGAAAGTCGTATTCAATACCCGTTTCGGCGAAGCCTATGAGCAAAAAGGGAATTTTGAAGATGAAGCCATATTCTTAAAACGGCGTGAAGCCTACCCCGCAGCATTGCCTGACGGGGTTTTATTATTGACCGCAGCCGTCGACACTCAGGACAACCGATTGGAATACGAGATTTGCGGTTGGGGTGACAGTGAGGAAAATTGGGGCATAAAAAAAGGCATTGTACTCGGTGTCCCGGACCGGCAGGAAACTTGGGACGAACTGGACCAGCAACTAGATCGTGCGTATCGGTTCACCAACGGTACCGGTCTTGTGGTAGCCAGAACCTTTATAGATTCTGGCGGCCATTATACGAAAGAGGTATATAAGTACTGCTACCGCAACATGCACAAAAACCGTTTTGCTATTAAAGGCATGCCTGGCGCCGGCGTTCCACTGATTTATAAAATATCGGCGGTAAAAGAGTATGGGATTCCGCTGGTACTGATCGGCGTCGACAGCGGCAAGCAGTATGTGTTTGATCGTTTGTCCATCGAAGAGCCGGGTCCTAAATATTTTCACTTTCCGCTTGACCAGGATAAGGAAAATATGATCGCTGAGGCCATTAAAAAGGCAGGGATGCACTTACCGGAATTGCTGCTCATGCGCGGTTATGATCAAATTTATTTCAAGGGACTGGTTGCCGAGCAATTGGTACCGAAAAAAGAGAGAGGCAGGGTGGTTATGGTCTGGCAAAATATTGCCAAGGATAAGCGCAATGAACCGCTGGACCTGCGGGTGTATAACCTGGCCTGCCTGCACAGCATTAACCCGGACTGGGAGACCTATAAGCAACTGATTCAAGGTACAAAACAAGAGGCAATTCGAATGAAAAGTGAACAAAAGGCGGGAAATTCTCCTCCGCCTAAATACGGCTGCATTAAGAAAGGGGTGTCATAGTGGCTAACAACATACAAGAGGATCGGTTAAAAAACTATCTGGACGCGGAACGAAAGACTTTACTCGCCCAGGAATATCAGGATGGAAGCAAGAAAAATCGCCGGGCTGACTTAAATCAAATTAGCGAAGGCATCAATGAACTGCTGGCCGGCGGCATTGGTGTAACCGTACAGCCCGGGGGCCGATCCCGCAGGGTAATCTTCAGAGATTGAGGTTAGAATAATGGCAAAAAAACGAAAACGGCAAAAAGCCAGACTTCCTACTACCTCACTGCTAACGCCCCAGTCTGGCGCCCAGGTAATTCGTAGAATTCTTAATACCGGGTATTCAGAGAGTGGCGCCAGCTATAAAAAAGGCACAATGGCCGGCTGGCGGCCTGTACGGAGCAGTCCGCAATCTGATATTGATATGAACCTGCCTACTCTCAGAGCCAGATCGGCTGATGCCGTGATGAGTATTCCACTGGCCTCCAGCGCGATAAACACCTCCCGGACCCATGTTGTCGGGGCTGGTCTAAAGCTCAGTCCTAAGCCAAAATACAAGTTGCTGGGTATCACGTCGGAGCAGGCCAAAGAATGGGCTCGAACCACGAAAGAGGAATTTGATCTATGGGCCAACAGTAAATTTTGTGACTTGCTCAAAAAGAATAATTGGTATGATCAACAGGATATTGTTTATCAATGCTACATGATTGACGGAGACAGCTTTGCAGCCATTAAATACCGTGAACCGCTGCCGGGCATGCCTTACAACTTACGTATCCAAATATTCGAAGCAAGCCGGGTATGTAATCCCGGGACACAATCCCTGCTGGGTTCACCTTGGTCGGTGACAGTAAAGAATCCGGATAACGGCAACCGCATTATCAACGGTGTTGAGATCAATGACGACGGTGCTGTGGTGGCTTACTGGATTTGCAATCGGTATCCTTATGACCCGACTAACATGGAGATTCCTAAATGGGTGCGAGTAGAAGCTTTTGGACAGAAAACCGGACAGCCGAATATTCTCCAGATATGCCATGACGAACGCCCCGAAGAATATCGGGGCGTTCCGTATTTAGCCCCAGTGCTTGAAGTGTTAAAGCAAGTGGGGCGCTATACAGAGGCGGAACTGACGGCAGCTATTATCAAATCTTTCTTTAGCCTGTTTTTTGAAGAAAATTATGCGGGAAATGGAAATTTCCCATTACAGAATGTATTTGCTCCACACGAACGGGTATCACTGAATCCCAACGACTTTGAACTTGGATCTGGCACTATGAATGTGCTGCCACCGGGGTACAAGGTGACGACGGTTGACACCGGCCGCAGCCTGTCGACTTACGAAGCGTTCAGTAATCAGCTGATCAGGCAGATCGGAGCAACCCTGGAGCAACCGTATGAAGTCCTGATAAAAGCCTTTAACTCCAGCTATTCCGCTTCCCGGGCGGCCTTGCTGCAGGCCTGGGCGGCTTTTAAAATCCGCCGCATCTGGTTTGTCCGCGATTTTTGCCAGCCCTGCTATGAAGCCTGGCTTACCGAGGCGATTGCCATTGGCAGGATTAAAGCTCCGGGCTATTTTACCGACCCGCTTAAGCAGAAGGCATGGGCGAATGCGGAATGGTACGGCCCGGTCATGGGCAGTGTAGACCCGACGAAAGAAGTGGAAGCTGCCGCTCTGCGAGTAAAATATGGCTTCAGTACCCGGGAAAAAGAGACGGCCGAAATGACGGGTACTAATTTTGATGAGAATGTGGAGAGCCTGGCCATTGAAGAGCAAACCTTACGGGATGCCGGACTATCTACGGGGATGGAAGTGAATACTGGTAAGGAAGGATTGCTGGAAGAGGAGCAAAGACAGCAGAAAGGAGGTAGTCATTTTTAATGCGATTTTGGAATTTCCGTAATGAAGCCGATAGCGAGGATATTGAACTGAGAATTGCCGGCGAAATCGTTGACGACGACAGCGCCTGGATTTATGAATGGTTTGGAATTGCGGCCGCATCCCCCAACGCTTTCCGCGAGGAATTGAATCAGTATGCCGACAAAAATCTGACCGTGTGGATTGATAGTTGGGGCGGTGATGTAACAGCAGCTGCCGGTATTTATAATGCGCTTAAGGAGCATAAAGGCAAGGTAACGGTCAAAATCGACGGCAAAGCAGTATCAGCCGCCTCGGTAATTGCTATGGCCGGCGATGAGGTTTTGATGTCGCCTGTCGGCGTTTTGATGATCCATAATCCCTGGACCGGCGTTAGTGGGGAAGCCAAGGACCTACGGCATGTGGCAGATGTACTTGACGTGATTAAGGACACGATCATGAATGCTTATCAGTTGAAAACCGGTAAATCTCGGTCGAAAATATCACAAATGATGGACAATGAAACCTGGATGAGCGCGAAAACTGCTAAGTCTGAACGATTTATTGATGACATTCTGTACTCCGGCAAAGAAGATACGGACCAGCCTGTAGAAAATTCCTTTATGCTTAGCCATATGGCAATTCAAAACAGCGCAACGGCTTCCATGCGTAATTTTATTGAGGAGTACAGAAAAAATTTACAAAATAACAAGGAGGGAACCGAATTGGCCATTGATTCTATTGAGGATTTACAAAGAGAAAAACCTGACTTAGTAAATCAGGTGGTTCAGGATGCTGTTAAAGCGGAGCGGGAGCGAATTATTGCCCTAGATGCGCTGGATGATCCGCAAAATCCAGCCATCCATGATCTGATTGAGGATGCTAAAAAGACCGGCAAAACAGCCGCTGAAATTCAGACGGTAGTCGATATTGTAAAAAAGCATTCCAGTGATATTACTGCTGCGGCGGAGAACAAAGCCGGTCAGCAGTTTTTTAATGCTGTTATTACCGACAACAAGGCATCCGGCGTGGATGATGCCAAGGCGACGGGGACAAGCAGCAAGGTGGATGATAAACAAAAAGATGCGATGGCTATCAGTTTTATGGCCAGCGTTATTAATAAAAAGAACGGGAGGGTGAGCAAATAATGGCGGAATTGGTAAGAGATATTAACAAGTTTGAATATGACGGCTTGATTGGCGGTACTAATCCACCTATTTTTACCAAAAATGTTGTCATTGTCAGTGGTGCCGGTAAGTTGGTCCGCGGCACCGTTTTAGGACAAATTACGGCCAGCAAGAAATATAAAACGGTGAATAGCACCAGTGAAGACGGCAGCCAGGTTGCTAAAGCAGTGCTTGCCTATCCGGTGGACGCTACCAGTACCGACATTGTGGCAACCGTATACTGGTCAGGTCCTTTTAATCGTAAAAAATTGATTTTCGGCGGCACCGACACGGCTGATACTCACGAAGATGCATTAAGAGACGTTAATATTTTATTGACGTCCCAGCAATAAGGAGGAATGAAAGATGGATATTAATAACACATATTCGCTGTTACAAGCATTAGAACAGTCTTTCCCGCCACAGACATTATTTAGAGACACCTTTTTCCCTAATCCCTTAACATTTCCCACAAAAACTGTAATGATGGATTATCGTAAGGGAAACAGAAAACTGGCTCCTTTTGTCGCTAAAGGCGGATCGGGGAAGAATGTCGGTCGTACCGGATTCTCCACTAAGGAATATGAACCTCCAATGATGGCGCCGGATCGCCCGACTACCAACGAAGATGTGGAAAGTCGTGGATTCGGAGAAAATGTTTTTTCAACCATGACTCCAGAGCAGCGTGCTCAGCAGTTAAGGGCGCAAGATATGGCCGAATTGATGGATATGAATACGCGTCGTATCGAATGGATGTGCGCGCAGTTAATGCTTTTTGGTCAGTTTGAGGCAAAAGGATATGCCGATGATGGTGAAACCGTCATCATTGATACGGTTACCTATCCGAATTGGACACAAAAACTGACTTTAACCGGTTCTGATATGTGGACTGATGCAAGTGCTGATATGTACGGGCAAATGCAGGAAATGTCTCAAACAGTATCTCGCAACAGCGGTCGCGTTCCAGATGTGGGCATAGGGAGTTATAAAACCTGTAATAAAATCCTGAAAAATGCAAGCATCCTGCAATATTTGCTTATTCCCAACGCGCAGAACTTATCACTGATGAGCATTCAGCCTAGAATCGTCAGTCCTGGCGTTGTACGTATCGGATATATTCAAAGCTTAAATCTTGAGATTTATGCCTACGACGGAATTTACGAGGATGATGATGGAGATATCCAACAATACATTCCTGATGGGTATTTTGTTATGGGCGTTTCGGGGCGTGGAAGCCAATTATTTGGTGCCGTGACCCAATTAGAACAAGATGGAGTGCGGCGTACTTATCAGGGAGCCAATGTTCCTAAAGTATGGAATGAAACTGGTAAGGATGTACAAAAGATCCGCGTAGCCAGCAAGTGCGTTCCGAAGCCGGAGTTTATTGACGACTGGTATACCCTGAAAGCATTTTAAATTCTGCCGATTACCGGCAAAGGAGGTACTGTTTTGGATTTACATGTGAAAAGATTCAAAGTACGCTACCAAGGCAAAGACTATGGCCCTGGTAGCGTTATTTATAACGTTGAGCAAGAATTGGCCAAGAAATTAGCTGCAGGAAGCAATGGAACAATAGAGGCGCTACCCGAAAGAGAAGAGACCACAACAGATGAAACGGACATAAAAAATGAAGTTAGCAAAGTCGCTAATGACGAAGCCGTGTCATTGCCATCGGTAGACCCGAAAAAGACTATGAAATAGGGTGATGCTGTGAATCTGAAAGATGTTATGGCTACCGATATTAACGATGTTTTTCTGGATCATGACGAATTCGCTACCTATCACGACATCAATGGCAAGCAAATTCTCTGCGTCATCGATGAGGATATTTCCAAGCAACGCAATAATCGGCAAAGCGATACCTATGATGGCCTTTATCAAAGAGAATTAACACTCTTTGTTAGCGAGGTGGATATTGGCTACCGGCCGGAACGGGACCAGAAAATGACCGTGGACGGTGAATGGTACAAGGTGCTTAACTGCGGAGCCGGCGGCGGAATGCTGGAAATTGATTTGGGGGCGAACCGGGCATGATTGACCTTACCGCGGAGCGGATAGAATTGGCCCAAATGATGTTGGGGCACATTCCCGGAGCCGTTCCCCAAGCATTGACCAATGCCATCAACCGGTCGGCAGAAGGAGCGCGAACGGATGCAGTCGCTAAAGCCAAAGAGGAATATGTCATCACCGCGGGGCGAATCAGGGCAACGATTGGACTAAAAAAAGCCAATGCATCAAATCTGTCGGCTGCTGTAATATCGCGCGGCAGGCCAAACTCGCTTTCCTATTTCAAGCTTCGCCCCGGGAAGGCAACAAAACGCCGCCCGTCGGCAGGCATATTCGCGCAAGTAAAACGCTCAGGTGGCGGTCCAATTGCCAAATCATTTATTGCTAAGATGGCAAACGGACATGAAGGTGTGTTTAATCGTACAGGAGCAAAAAGGATGCCCATTGTAGAGCGATATGGCCCCTCTGCGCCACAAATGTTAGAAAACGAGTCGGTTTCAAGGTATGTGGAGGCAGGGGCCACCCGGCGATTAGATGAGCGCCTAGGCCATGAAATTAACCGTTTATTAGAAAGGTATGGAAAATGAGTACACCCTTAATTTTGGTCGATGAATTGTGCCGGCTGATTACTGATGCAACCGGCGAACTGATTCTAGAAGCAAAGACGGGACCCTCCAGGCCGCCGTCGGTGATACCCGGGTTTCTGGATGATGACGAACCAAAGCCGGGGAAACCACCGGAAGAAAAAGCCGTGCCGTTTGTTCTGGTCCGCTTTCGTTCCGGCGAGGACACCGAGCAGGCCGGTATGGCAACTGTCCGGCTGATTGCCACTACCTATTCCAAACACGGCCAGGGTTGGCGGGATCCTATGAATGTGTTGGAGCGTATCCGGCAGGCTATTTTGACGCACCGGCCGCTGGTCCGGCAATTTGATCTGCAGCTGCCAATCAAGTGGGACATGCCAGAAGAGCAGCCCTGGCCGTACTGGATTGCCTGGATGACTACTTCATGGACTATCGGACGGCCCATTCTAACAGAAATGGAGGATACTATGTATGGCGAAAACATCTACTACCGATGAACAAGCGCCCGTTAAACCGGAGCGCTTTATTTATTGCGGGCCCAGCCTGCCTGGTGGGCTGCTGCAACAATACACCATTTATAAAGGCGGCATTCCGGTGCATCTGAGCGATGCAATCGAAAAATGCCCTGCCATTAAAGCGTTATTCGTAGCGCCGGCAAAGCTACAGGCTGTTACTGCAGCTATTCAATCCGCAGGCACACTGGAAAACCTGCGATACAAAGAAATTCAAAAATTTCTCCAGGAAGGAGGTCTGAAACGTGACATATAAGCACGGTATATATCCGTCTGAAGTGCCGACGTCCGTTATACCGCCGATTGAAGCCGAGTCCGGCCTGCCGGTTGTATTCGGTACGGCACCGTTGCATTTGGCCAGCGCCTCAGCCGGCGCTAACAATCCGGTGCTGGCGTACACCTATGCTGAGGCGGTGGCGGCTTTTGGCTATTCGGACGACTGGAAAAACTACACGCTTTGCGAATTTATCTATAGTCATTTTTCTCTATTCAACGTAGCGCCGGTGGTTCTGGTCAACGTGCTTGATCCGAATGTGCACAAAGAAGCAATCACAAATCAGACAGTTGAAATTACCCAAGATACGGCCATTATTACCAGCGCCCCCGTCCTGCTTGATACTCTGGAGGTTAAACTGGCGGAAGCCGGCCAGCCGTTGGTAAAGGGTACTGATTATGTTGCCGGCTACAATGACGACCGGAATGTAGTCATTACCCCGATTAATGGCGGCGCTATTTCAAATGAACAGACTTCACTGATCGTCAGCTACACCAAATTGAAGCCGGATATGGTCAGTAAGGACGATATTGTCGGCGGTATTGACAGTACAACCGGTGAGCCAGAAGGCTTGGAACTGGTCGCTAAGGTGTATCCGCTGTTTCAACTTGTTCCCGGCCAGGTTTTGGCCCCTGGCTGGTCCACGGACCCGCTGGTTGCCGCCGTCCTGCACGCCAAGGCTGGCAGTATCAACGGCGTATTTCATGCAACGGCCATTGCCGACATCCCCACGACCGGTGCGGGAGCGGCCACACAATACACGCAGGCGCCAGCCTGGAAAACCAATAACAACTATGTCAATAAACAACTGATCGTCTGCTGGCCGAAAGTGGCCTTAAGCGGTAAGACGTTCCATCTCAGCACGCAACTGGCCGGGATTTGTTGCCAGACGGATGCAGACAACGACGATATTCCATATATGTCGCCATCCAACAAGTCCCTGCAGGCAAACGGAGCGGTAACGGCAGATGGCAAAAAGGTATACCTAGATCTGACGCAGGCCAACTATCTCAATGGACAAGGCATTGTAACGGCATTAAATTTTATCGGCGGCTGGAGGCTCTGGGGCAATCGCACCAGCGCCTATCCGGGCAGCAGCGACATTAAGGATACCTTTATTCCGGTACGGCGGATGTTCAACTGGATTGCTAACACGCTGGTATTGACGCATTGGCAGAAGGTGGACGCGCCGATTACCCGTCGACTGGTCGAAACACTGGTAGACAGTGCTAACATTTGGTTTAATGGTCTGGCGGCCCGGGAAATGATCCTCGGAGGCCGGGTAGAGTTTTTAGAGGAGGAGAATCCGAAAACCGATCTACTGAACGGAGTGTTCCGGCTCCACTATTACGTGGCGCCGCCACCGCCGGCTGAAGATATCGAGGAAGTCATTGAATACGATGTTTCCTATTTTAACACCCTGTTTGATTGAACAGGAAAGGAGGTTTAATCTATGAACCGAATTCCGGAAAAACTAATTAATTTTCGCGCCTATGAAGGTGGCAGCCAATTTATTGGTCTTGTCGATGCCGAACTGCCGGACCTGGAACCGATGACGGAAACCGTTAAAGGCGCCGGTGTTGCCGGCGAATACGACAGCCCGGTCATAGGCCATTACCAAGCCATGACGCTGTCGCTGTCCTGGCGTACGCCGACAGGCCGGCTCCTGGGGCTTGCGGCGCCTAAGATACATCAGCTTGACCTTAGGGGCGCCATTCAGGAGCAGGATGCCGCTAACGGCACATATCGAGCAGTACCGCTTCGTGTAACCGTGAACTGCACGCCGAAAAATACCAAGCCGGGAAAACTGGAGGTAGGCTCTCCCACCGACTCATCCAATGAATTTGATGTGACCTACATCAAAATTTGGTATGACGGCAAAGAATATATCGAAATCGACAAGCTGAATTTTATCTGCAAGATTGATGGCGTAGATTATTTGGCCGCCGTCCGCCTGGCGCTGGGTGGACAATAAAAAAGCCGTACCTTTTTAGGTACGGCTTAACTATTTAAATTAAGCGTTTTTGGGTGGCGTAATGCGACCCTGGAAGTAGGCGCAGAATATGACCAAAACAAAGCCGCCAACCAGATAATAACCGATTTCAGCCGGTAGGCCGATCATTGCAACAGCCTGTCCTGCGGTATATGCAGGGATCAAGGCGGCTACCAGGCCAAACGGAATCGAAAGCGCCAGTACAACAATTCTAAGAAGTATGTGTAAGATGTCCATAGCTTCTCACCTCACTTCCAGTATATGTGAAATATAGACAAATAGCAAGGAGGAATTTTACTATGGAAAACCAGGAAAGCACTGTGGGGATTACGATCCCGTTTAGAAAACCGTTTACCTTTGAAGGCAAGGAATATACCGAAATGAAACTGGATTTGGATAAACTGACCGGCAAGGACGTAATTGACGCCGAGTCAGAAGCGCGGGCCATGGGGGTGCGTGCCGTTATGCTGGAGTCGTCGAAGGTCTATCAGGCCATTCTGGCGGCGCGCGCTGCCGGTGTTACGATCGACTTAATACAGGCATTGCCAGCCAAGGAGTTTAGCAGCGTAACGGGAGAAGTGCAGGGTTTTTTGCTCGGATAGGATTGGGTGCTAGGCCGGCCAAAACAGTCCGGGCTTTAGCTCTACGATTGTCTCGGGAAACACAGGCGCCGGTAACGTATTGGCTGAACGTTTCTTTTCCGGAAATGACGGAATGGATTAACACCATCCAGGAAGCGCAGCAAAGGAGGCGGGGAAAATGAGCGGCCGTATGTACGAAATCGCCTTTAACATTATGGCCAGGATGGGGCCGGGATTTAATCAGGCGTTTTCTTCCGCCTCCGGCCGAATGACGCAGCTCAACACACAGGTGTCCGGCTTGAAAAAGGAAATGAAAGAGCTGGATACCCAGCAGCGCAAAGGCGTCATTTCCGTATTTGAATACTCGGCCGCCTATGAAAAATTGACCGCGCAACTGTACAAGGCGGAACAGCGGCAGAAAAGCTATGCCAAAGTATACGCTCTGCAAAATAAAGTCAATCAATCCCGCAGTAATGCCCGGATGAACATGGTAGGAGCGGTCGAAACAGCGGCAACCGTAGGTACGCCGATCTATAGCGCTATGAATTTTGAAACGGCTATGTCGGGAGTAGCCAAACAGGTGGACGGCGCCCGCGATGACGCCGGGCAGCTGACCGAGGTGTACTATCAGGCACAAAGCGAAGTTATGCAGGCCAGCAAGGATATGATGATCCTACCGGATAATATGGCCAAGGCCTTTGCCATGGCCGCCAAGTCCGGTGTGCAAGGCATGGAGAACATTGATAAATTTGCCCGGATGGGGATCATGATGGGCACGGCTTTTGAGGCGCCCGCCGAACAAATCACCGAAGACTTTGCCAAAATCGGCAGCGCCATGGGGATTCACCTGGACACAGTAGAAGGCATTAATCAACTAGAAGCGTTAGCCGATACGGTAAACTATCTGGATGACCGCTCAAATGCCAGCGGTGCAGATATCATTGACGTATTAAAACGGACTTCGGGCGCTGCCACTTCGCTTTTGCCGACACTTTCCCGGACTACTTTAGCGGGGATGTCGACCGCACTGCTGCAGATGGGTGAAACTGGCGAGACAGCCGGTACAGCCTTGAATGCGCTGTTTACTAAAATTGCCGCGGCTCCTACGCAATCTAAATCCTTCCAAGGAGCTCTTGCACAGCTTGGTTTAACGGCTGAAGAATTACAGTCAGGGGCGCTCAGCGATGCCGAGGGCACAATCACGAACCTGTTTGAACGCATAGGACAGTTGGACGCGGCAAGCAAAAACAATGTACTGGCTGAGTTGTTCGGAGCCGAGCATATTGATAACCTATCCAAAATTTCCGGCAACTATGAAGAATTCTTGCGGGTTATTAAAATGGGCAATTCCGCTGAAGCCAAAGGCAGTATGATGAAAGAGTTTGAAATTCAGTCACAAAATACGGAGCGGCAACTGGAAGGGCTACAGGCCTCAGCGGCCAGAACCGCGATTGTTTTGTCAGGGCGGTTGCTGCCGACGGTGAAAACACTCGCGCAATGGGTAAGTACAGGGGCAGACTGGATTGGTAATTTCAGCAAAGAACATGACACTCTGTCAAATGTTTTAGTGGGAACTACCGCTGCCGTGCTTGCCGGTACCGTGGCATTTTCGGCTATGGCCTGGGCCGGTTGGGCGGTTATTAGCCCATTTGTGAGTTTATACGGCTGGACCAAGAAGATTGAACTGGCTACCAAGCTGAGCACCGGCGCCCAGTGGGCTTGGAACGCTTCCATGACCGCCGGCAGAACAGTAATGGGTGTAGGACAACTGATACTACGGGCCGCTTGGACCGGAATCGTGGCTGCCGCTACCTGGGCATGGACCGGTGCTCAATGGGCGTGGAATGCAGCCATGACCGCCAATCCGATTGGGCTATTGATTGTGGGGATTGGTGGATTAGTGGCAGCCGGCTATTATCTCATTCAAAACTGGGATACCGTGAAAGTATGGTGGACGCAGTTATGGGATGATCCAGCTGCTGCGCTACAGGCGTTTGTCGACGGGATCTACAGCCGGTTTTCCCCAGCCTTTGATTGGCTGAGTGAAAAAGCGGCCTGGGTGAAAAATCTGTTTAGTGGTGACAGCAACGTAGCGGCTGCCGATCTATCCATGAATATTCCGGCCTATGCCAATGGAACCATCGCCACCACGCCGCATGTCGGGCTGTTTGCGGAAAAAGGACCGGAGGCGATTATTCCACTTGACGGTAGTTCGAATGCACTGTCTTTGTGGGCTACAGCAGGCCAGATGCTTGGTATCGGCGGCGGTCAGTCCCTGTTCCAGGATTTTGTTGACAGTCCGTCCGGTAGTGGCGGTGGCGGCAACACATTTGTATTTTCGCCGAACGTCATGCTCACTGGTGGCGATCCGGAAGTAGAGGGAAAGGTCCGGAGTGTGATTCGAGAGGAAGCCGACGACTTTGAAAATCGCATGAATGCCTGGGCGGCTCAGCAAAGGAGACTGGCTTATGACTAAATATACAACTGCCTTAGGTGATACCTGGGATATTATTGCTTACAAAATGTATGGGGATGAACGGCAGATATCGGTATTGATCGAGGCTAACCCGGAATACCGGGAAACAGTGATTTTTTCAGCCGACGTAATTATTCAGGTCCCGGATGTGGCAGCGGTAACCTCCACGGTATTGCCGCCATGGAAGAGGTGATAGAATGCAGGCGCGAAGGGCAAAGCTAAAACTGCAATACGATAATAAAGACATATCCGCAGACTTGGCGCCCTATCTGCTCAGTTTTTCCTATTCCGATCACGCCAGCGGCAAGGCTGACGATTTGCAAATCAGCTTGGAAGACCGCGAGGGACTGTGGATTAGCGACTGGTTACCGGACAAAGGTGCTACACTTAAGGCTGCATTGGTAACGGAACACTGGACCGAGCAGGGGAAAACAGAGGAGTTGCCGTTCGGTATCTTTGAAATTGACACTTTTGACGGTAAAAGCTTGCCATCCACAGTGACGATCAAAGGGTTGTCCATACCGGAATCCACCTCACTGCGCGGTGAGGAAAAGACAAAGTCCTGGGAAAAAGTGAAACTGTCAACCATCGCCCAGGATATTGCGACGAATGCCGGATTAACCCTGTTTTATGACACTGATGACGATCCGGAGGAGGATCGGGTGGAACAAACCGAACAGTCCGACCTGGCATTTTTACAGAAGATGTGCGAGGATGCCGGGTTGTCTCTTAAGGTAACCGACCAGCAGATTGTTATTTTTGACGATGCCAAATATGAGAAGAGAGAACCGGTTATGACCATAAAGCGTGGTCAATCATATATACTCGATCATAGCTTCTCGTCATCGGTAAGGGATGTCTATGCAGCCTGCCGCGTGGAGTATCGTGATGCGCAAAACAGCGATAATATATCATACACTTTCAATGCACCAAATAAACCGGCAACAGGTAAAACCTTAGTTATCAATGAGCGCGTAAGTAGCATTGCCGAGGCTGAGCGATTAGCAAAAAAGAAACTGAGACAAAAAAACAAAGAGGAAACCAAGATGTCGTTTTCTCTATTGGGCGATATTCGTCTATTAGCCGCTTGTACCGTGATGGTTGAGGGCTACGGCAAATTTGACGGCAAGTATTTTATTGAAGAAGCTACACACACCGGTAGTGGATATACTGTTAAAATAGATCTGCGCCGTGTCTTGGAGGGGTATTAATGGACTCAGTATTAAAAAACTTAGTTAGGGTAGGGCGTGTATCGTCAATAAACCCTCAAAGCGCTACTGTTCGGGTTGTATTCGAGGACAGGCAGAACATGGTTTCCTATGATTTGCCTGTTATTGTACGTCAGTCTCTGAAAAACAAAGACTATTTTATGCCGGATGTGGGCGAGCAAGTTGTCTGCCTGTTTCTCCCCAACGGCAACGCCCAAGGCTTTTGCCTTGGTTCTTTTTATTCTAGTGTCGACGTGCCATCGGTCAGTGATTCAAACAAGCGCCATATCCGCTTTGCGGACGGCACCAGCCTCGAATATGACCGGGAAACACATACGCTCACTATCCAGGCTCAGGGACCGCTTAATGTCATGGCGGGCGGCAATGTGAATGTGACTGGCGACGTCATTGCCGACGGCATCAGCCTGAAAACGCACGTCCATGGTGGCGTACAATCTGGCGGCAGCACGACCGGTAAACCGTCATAGGAGGGATTCAATTGGAATTTGAAATCACGGCGTCAGCGAGTATGACCGTCAACTTTGCACCGGACACAACCACTGAGGAAATATTTCAAAACGTCCGGACCATCCTGGCGACGCCGGTCTATTCGGTGCCGCTTAATCGGGCATTTGGTGTCAACGCGGAACTGGTGGATTTGCCGCTGCCGGTTGCCAAAGCCAAACTGGCGGCTGAGATTGTACAGGCCATTCAGAAGTTTGAACCTAGGGTGGAAGTTACTAAGGTCCTTTTTACTGACAAGGCCATTGCCGGCAGGCTGCAGCCGACCGTCTGCCTGCGATTGAAGGAGTGATTTGATTGGCAATCGGAACTTTTGGTCCTGTCACTTTTGAGGTATCGGCCGAAAAAACACGCACCTTTGACGAATTTCAGCGTAAAACATCCGCCAAATTTGAAGAGCATGCGATAATCGGCCAAAAAGCTAAATTGGAATTTATCTCACCCGGCCTGGATGAAATCTCATTCCAGGTTATTTTTTCTGCTTTTCACGGCTTGAACCCGTTGAATGAAATAAAGCAGCTGCGTGAGATTGTCCAGACGGGGGAATACCATCCGCTGATCATTGGCGGTGAAACGCTTGGAAATTTTGCGGTTGAAAGCATTAGCGAAGCCTGGAAATATATTGATAATAAAGGATTTGTCCTGTATATTGCCGTGGACGTGAGCTTGAAAGAATATTACGTTGAACCAGATCCGAATGCCAAGACCAATGAAACAACCGATACTACAGCTGTGCAGGAAAAGAAAGCCGAGAAGGTTGCCGCTGCTGTAAAAGAACCAGCAAAGAAAACAGGGATGTCCGTGGGCCAGATTGCTGATATGGCAGCTATCGTGAGCAGTTGTGTGCGGGACCCGTCACTGGCCATCACGGGTATGGAATCTATTCTGACGGCAACGCAGGATTTGCAAGCAGGGAATCCATCTGTTGCAGCGACCGCAAGTTATGTTCGAATGGGGTTGGATGTTGCTAATTTGGCCGTGCGTGCTAAAAATGATCCCATGGGTACAGCCATCACTGTTTTAGACACTCTTGGCAATACGACAACGGACAAACCGGCTGCAGCAAAGTCAATCTACGGGGCCAAGGCAGGTGGTACGGTGATGCTCATTGCACAGCGGGTGAAGGAGGGATAGGAGTGCTGGCCAATCTACCATCTATTAGCTTTGTTGATACGGATGCTGCCAATATTGAAGCATCGGTTATAACAATGTATGAAGCCATAGCCGGCCGGACACTCGCCCAGGGTGATCCGGTCCGGCTATTTTTACAGGCTGTGGCCATGATCATCATCCAGCAGCGGGTGCTGATTAACGATAGTGCAAAACAAAATCTGTTGGCTTATGCCAAGGATGATAAGCTCGACCATCTCGGCGTACTAGTCGGCGTGCCACGATTGGACGCCTCGGCGGCTGAAACAACAATCCGGTTCAACCTGTCGACCGCACAGCCACAGGTAGTGACCATTCCGGCCGGTATTCGCGGTACGACGCCAAATGGTGTGGTATTCCAGGTATCGAATCCGGTGACCGTTCCTATCGGGGACTTGTATGGAGATGCGCCGGCGGAATGTTTGACGGCAGGTGAAATAGGCAACGGTTATGTTCCCGGACAGATCAACCAACTTGTTGACCCTTTGCCTTGGATTCAGTCTATAGCGAATATCACTGAAAGCGAGGGTGGCGCCGATAGGGAGTTGGATGACCCTTACCGGGAACGGATTCGCCTAGCACCGGAATCGTTTTCTGTTGCCGGCCCGGACGGAGCATACCGTTTCTGGGCCATGTCGGCATCGCAAACCATTGTGGACGTGTCGGTACGCAGTCCGGCTCCTGTTGAGGTGGAATTGCGGCCGCTACTGACAGGCGGAGAGATACCGGGGACGGAAATCCTAGACATGGTTTACGCCACTGTTAGTGATAAAGAAATCCGGCCGCTTACAGATCGGGTATCCGTTCTGGCGCCGGAGGCGGTAAGTTACGATGTGGAACTTGTATATTACATCCACAAGGATAATGCTACGCAAAGCCAGACTATACAAATGGCAGTCAATCAAGCGGTTATCGATTATGAGCTTTGGCAGAAGTCCAAACTGGGACGGGATATAAACCCATCAGAACTAATTTGGCGGGTACGAGCGGCCAGCGCTGACAGGGTGGAAGTTACTTTGCCGGTATTCTTGAAGCTGGAAAAATATCAGGTAGCTATAGCCAGGAATGTCACTGTCACTTATGGGGGATTGACCGATGGTTGATATTGCAGTAATTAGATTGATTGACCTAGTTCCCCCCAGTATCCGGGACGATCCGGAAATACAGGCGGCAGCAGCGGCATTAGAAGGAGAACTACAGGCGGTTACAGCTGCTATCCCGACAGTACTGTTGATTTCTCGAATTGATGAGCTGGCGGAGGACGTAATTGACGCCCTTGCATGGCAGTGGCATGTGGATTTTTACGAACCGGGAATAACGTTAGAGCAGAAACGTGCTTTAGTGAAAACGTCGATTGCCCAGCACCGAAAAAAAGGAACGCCCTGGGCGGTGGAGCAAGTTGTAAAGGCTATCCTTAAAGACGCTGTCGTTCAGGAATGGTGGGAATATGGCGGTGATCCCGGTTATTTTCGGGTGGTTAGAATCGGTGGAGAAATGATTGAACCCAGCCTATATGAACGCCTGGTAAATGCCATAAACACTGTCAAAAATACCCGGTCATGGCTGGAAGGGGTATCACTGTATAGGGAATTGCCCGGAACGGTATATATTGGCGGAGCTTGCAGCAGCATGCGAACGGTAGAGATCATGCCAGCAGCGTTCCGTGCGCCGAATGTATCAAAAACGGTCTATACCCGCGGCTTGATTTATCATTTGAAAGGAGTTGAAATACAGCATGCCTAACTGGAATGGAACCGTATTGACGACGCGGGGTAAAGCCTTGCAGGCTAAAGTGGAAGCCGGTACGACTATGCAAATCACAAAGCTAAAAATCGGCGATGGCATACTCAGTGCTGGTCAAACGGTAGATGCGCTTATAGATTTAGTTTCTCCTAAAAAAAATATTGGTATATCGGCAAAAACCCCGCTGGAATCCGGAATTTGCAAGGTAACTGCCGTAGTTACCAACGACGGATTGGCAACGGGGTTTTATGTACGGGAATTGGGGGTATTTGCTCAGGACCCGGACCTGGGAGAAATTCTATATGCTTACACTTCCGACGGTAGTCCAGATTATTTACCTGCTGCCGGCGGATCCGTAGCCGTAGCAGAGGAACTTGTGGTGCAGTTAGCCTTTTCGAATGCGGTTGATATTCAGGCAACTATTACACTGGACGGCCTAATTACAACAGCTATACTAGAGCAACATAAAACAAAGTCGCCTATTGACCATCCTGACGGAAGTGTCACTGATGAAGTAATAGGAAACCGGATAATTACCGATACAACAGAGCTTGCCGGTACAGCCGCAAGCCTAACAACTTTGCTCGGCCGTATCGGGAATATGTTGAAGCAAATAACGGGCAAAACAAACTGGTATACTCTTCCGACTCTGACACTGGAAGCGATAAATACCCTGTTCGGTACGTCCGGTCATGCCCATACCGGTATTGCTGGTCAAGGGCCGAAGATAAATAGTACTGGACTTGCAGCCGGGGCTGCGGATGACACGTCAATTGGCAATCGCACCATAACGGACACCACGGCGGCAGCAGCGGGAGCCGATACATTGACAAAACTGTTATCGAAACTGGGCAATATGGTAAAATCCATTACCGGCAAGGCAAACTGGTACACGGCACCGGCTACAACGTTGGAGACAGCAAATACTCATATCGCTGATAAGAACAACCCGCACGGGGTAACAGCCGCGCAAGCCGGGGCGGCTCCTGGATCGGTATTGGTAGACGCGCAAAGAATTGCAAACGATACGTTGTCCAATATAATGGTCGAAGGGAAAGTAGGTGCCTACCTAACGGCTAATTGCTATTACGACGGCGCTAAATGGTACAGAAAAGATGAGTCGAAGCCAGCGATAATACTTTTTGTCGCCACGGGTATTCCGAATAGCGTAACATATGATTATGCCGCCGCCGGAACTGGTGCTATTACGTGGACGGAAAAGACCCTTGCCTCTACGGATATAGTACTTCCATTATCTGGCGGCACGATGACCGGGTCTATCATTTTGCCTAATAACATTTATATCCAATCCATAGATGCTTCAAATACCGCCCAAAACATAATCGGCCTGAATCCAAGTAATCAAGTTACAATCGGGCATGGTGGAACAACACAAACCATTTTGACGGCGAAAAATCATACCGCTGGCGCGATCATCAGCGATGGTTCAGCTATAAAAAAAATCGCCACGACAGACATATGCGCTCCTGCCGGGCATGGGTTGGGAACATTTGGTGAAATGATATCAGATATTTATGCAATCACAACTTCGGGATTCTATCGCTACGGAGCAAACGCAACGAACGCCCCTACAACAGTGGCCGGAACAATTATTGCCAATACTTGGGACGAAAATATGATGACCGTTATTGCCGTAGATAGAAATAAGAATATATATTCTGCGACAAAGAATAATGGGATATGGGGTTCATGGAAGCAAATCGCTACGACAGATCAGTCAACATATATTGTTGCTTCTGGCAGCGGGACAAATTATACTTGGCGGAAATGGAGCAATGGGGATATCGAGCAATGGGGATATACAACTGTAAGCGGAGCAGCGACCCTAACATTCCCGTTAGCCATGGCAGCAGCGACATACTTTAACTTCATGCCAACGGTAAACGATGGCGGGGACAATATGAACCCCTTTTTCACCGCGTTGACTGGCGCCAGCGTATCAATTCACCTAGGTAGTAATGCATCAGGATCGGTATATTGGCATGTAAAAGGAAATTAGAGGAGGGAAAGATCACATGAAGTATTTTTTGCATCACGACGAATCTGGAATAATCATTGGCGCACCATACTGCGATGCTGTACACGGAAAAACAGTGCCAGTCTACAACACCGAGCCGATTACTATGCAGGTACCAAAAGTAGACGATAAAGGCAACGCAGTTTTAGACGAAGAAGGCAAGCCAATCATGGATACTGTGATTAAGGCTGTAGGAACAGTCCAGACGGGAACAACCCTAGACCTATCGGCCATTCCTACGCCATATGCCGAAATCACCACAGAAGAGCATGACGACTGGATGCAGCACCAAGGCACTCGGAAAGTAGATGTAGCCACAGGAAAACTCGTAGAGTATACGCCTGATCCGGTTGTTCCGACTACAGAGGAAAAGATTGCTGCCCTTGATGCAGAATATCAGACACAATTTACTACATTGGCCCAGGCGCTAGGACTCGCCACGCTGGACGGGAATCAAACCAATATTGATAGTATTAAGGCGGATTATGCGGCACTTAAAGCCGAGTATCAAGCTAAACGGGAGGTGATATCCAATGGCAAGTAAACGCTGCTTTATATGCGGTGCCAAAGAAGATTTAAAGGGCAACTGCAGCAATAGTAAATGTCCCAGGTATGGTGGTGGTACCACCGAAAACGCAAATAACGGTACAAGTGGCGCATAGGCGCTATTTTTTATGCAATCCTTGGGAGTGAGGAATTTGGCGCAAGTTGAAGGGGTTCTTTGAAACAAAATGTTTAGCATAGGAGTTTAACTAGATATTACATTTCAGTACTACTAATTAGTAACACCATCCTCCACTTCCAGAGATTTGAACTTAATAACAATAAAGTATATAATAATAAAATCTAGATAGCGCTGATAGGATGTGATATT